CTACTTTCGTGATTTTTTCCAGTCTTTATATTTGTGGGTAATATACTTTTTAAATTCTTCAATTTCTTTTTGCGCCTCTTCGGGAAGATCCTCAAAGGAATTATCATTACGATATGTGGCCACAATTTCCAATTCCGGTGTTTTTTTAACCGGTGCTCCTCCAGACTTGGACTGTTCAAGATACCCGGCGGCACTCATCAGATCTTTATAAGAAACATTATTACCGGCGAAATCCGCTAATTTTTTGATGGTCTGCGGGTTGGGTGGAGTATCCAACAAGGCCCGCGCTAAACGGGAAATATGGGCAGCCGATACCCCCGTCTGCCGTGCATACTCATTCAGTGAGCGCTCACCGATAGCTTGATTGATGAAAGAAGCAAATCGATTTTTATCAAACATTCCCTTTTAAACCGCCTCTATTTCAATATAACACAGTCATTGTTTATAGTCAATGTGAAAAGATGAATAAAAGATTACAAACCGATTAAAAAAAATTTAAAAAAATTAACAAAAAACCATTGACTATATGTAACGAATGAGGTATATTCGTTACATGAAAACAACATTGATTAAATGTAACGAATAGGATGAAGCAAGCCATGTATGTAAACAAGATTAAATTGCGGGACTTGATGATTTCCAAAACCGGTAATGCAAAATATATCAAAGGTAATTACCATATGTTCGCTAAACAATTGGGGATTGATGTGGCTCAATTACATAGAGTGATGAATAATCCCGGACATAACGCGGGTCCAAGATTTTTAAGCCAGTTAGTGAAGTATTGCCAAAAAGAAAACCTCGATTTCCGGGAGTATATTTTTTTGGAACGACCGTTACATACATGTAACGAAATGAATTCTTGATCCATTTGTACTTAAATAAGTTTTTGGAGAGGTTTTCATGGACACTAAAGATAGCCAATCATTAACAATCTTGAGCCGGGAAGTATTATGGTTTCTTCAGATGAATTGCACTGGGCGAAAAAAAGCGGCTACAGCTCAAAAAATAGGGCTTTCCACCGGCCGGAGCACCCGCGAGATCCGGCAGGCCATCTTCGAGTTGCGCCGGAATGGAGAGCCCATCGCTTCCAGTGTGAATTCTCCTTATGGGTTTTTTATCCCCGAAAATGAAAAGGAAGCCCAGGAATGTTTGAATCATTTATATTCCCGGATTCAAGAGATTTATAAAACCGCCCGCAGTGTTGAACGGGCATTAAAAAAGAAATTTCCCAACCGTCAAATGGAACTTCATTTGGAAGACGACGGGGAAAAACAAATTGAAACGACGTAAAAAGGGGTGTGAAAAAAACTAATTATAAAGCAGTATATACCAATTTAAGCTTTGAGTTTGAGGAGCGAAGTGTAAAGTCCAATTTTCAAATTAAGAAAGAGAGAGATTGCCATGCCGAGTATTTATACCACAATCCATCATCCCGGGGGTTTTCAAGCAATGCCATGGTATGAAATGAAACAAAATCAGATTTTTCCAACGGTTTATCATCCCGATGGGTATACCGGCCTTCCATATTACGAAATTAGAGGCAATAAGGTATATGCGACCCCTTACAATCCAGAAGGATATAGCGAGTTACCCTGGTTTGAAATTCAAGTAGGCTTAATTTATACCACCATATACCATCCACAGGGTTATCAAGCCTTGCCCTGGTATGAAGTGAAAGGTATATAACCGTTATTTTGTATAAGTGGAGGGTTTTCATGGAGCGAGATGAAGCGGGTTTGTTGGAATTAATCGAGAATATCGTTTTTCCTTGGGGTTATCAATGGATTAATCCGGATCCGCATGAGCTTCCGGATGAAGGACTTCCTGTTTTTCCGTGCGTTCATGCGCTTTTCGATCGGAATCTTGATTAAGTGGAACATATGTTTTATAATGAGAATGGAATCGAACATATGTTTGTCTTAATATTCCTATCCCCGATTTTAGTGGGTTAAACGGAACAAATAAGGTCCTAGTTTGGATAAATAAATTTAAAGCCCATCAAAATCCCCATAAAAAAGAGCCGTCCAGTTTGATACCAACTTGTGGAGATGGTGCGGCCAAACCATTCCGAATACAGCCGGGTCGCCCAATAGTTAAAGAATGCAATCTTAGCCAATAAATCCGATGCTTCTTTGCCGTCGAAACTGGAGCCGTGGGTAGACACTGTGTGGCTAATGTTGCAACATGAGCGGCGGCCGGTGCCGAATATCATCCAAGTTATCGATTGGTGTCAAAACGATGAATTTTGGAGTGTAAATATCCTGAGCATGGAAAAATTACGCAAACATTTTGACCGGTTGGAATTGGTTGAAGTCAAAGGTTCAAGTTACCGCCGGTTGAAGGCGGAATGAAGGTTACAAGATATAAAGACGGCTGAATCTGAATTTTAAGGAGTGATACGGTTGGTGAATGATTTAAAATTTTTGGCGTCGGTGTTATTTGTGATAATTTTTTGCGTGGCGCCTTTGGTTTATTTGGCCGGTAATCTTGATGAGAAGCGGCCAGCCGGGAAAGAAAACAAAGGGGATTTGTAAAGAAATCGCGTGGAGTGTAAGGCCCAGAGGCGTAAAGTAAGCGTGTGTATCACGTATCAGTATGTAATAGCATACGGCGTTTGTTGGTAAGAGTATGTTTTTGAGTAAAGAACGGTAGAATGGGAGGGATCTTGATCATGGGAAGGTGGTCTGCGTTGAAAAACAATAAATTGGTTTGGGTTTTGGTTGGTATCATTGGGTTTCAATTGGGGTTCATCATCGGGAAGTTTATGATGGTGGGGACCAATATCCGGGACCTGGCCGGGCGGGTGGGGAAGCTTGAGAAAGAGATCCATCGAAATCATGAGGAATTGGAAAGCATTCAACGCCAATTGAACCAAAGAATGGAAGCCATTGATGAGATCATCCGGGAAGTCCGGGCGGTCAAAGGCCACATCCGTAAATCCGGTAAAATTTCCGAGCCGCGGGTGAAAAGCTTAGCCTATCATTTTTTATGGAATGTTTGGCATAGCGATTTGGAGTTAAAATTGGTTCTGGCGGCCATGACGCAGGAAAGTTCCTGTAACCCGGCGGCGGTGGGGGCTTTGGGCGAGCGGGGGCCACTCCAGGTTACTTACCGGACTTTTTTACAATACGGCCGGGGCAGTTTTTATGATTGGCGGGATACCATGGCGGCCGGGTTTCGTTTTATGTCCGCTCTATCCAAAAAGGCGGGTGGCAATAAGGAATTAATCCTGGCGTATTATAACGCCGGACCCAACCGGACCCCCGCCGAAGCCTTACGTTTGGCGGGAACCCATATCAAACGGGTAATGGCCTATTATCATCAAATTGAATTATAAAACATTTAATCTTTCCAAGACCTTATTTAGACAGGATCAACCAATAATAAATTGAAAATAGTCGTCATATTTTGCGAAATTTATCGATTCATCGGCCATTCATCGAAATGCAGTATAGTGGAAATATACAAATTCTGTAAATCACTTAAATCCTGTAAATCTGTCCACCAAAATCTTGTTATAAAGAATTTACATGTTATCAATTGTGAAGGGGAAAGTACATGAGTGAAATTACACGAAGTTCCGATATAGAGTTTCAAGAAGCCGTATTATTACTTACCAATGAATGTATCCAGCTTTTTGTGCGCGAGGCTTCGGAGCTTGAGATTAGCATATGGGCTGAGGAAATCCCCCGGAGGTTCCCGCAATTTGAGATTAGCCGGTTGTTGACAGCTGTCAAAAAACTTTTGAACGCTAAAATGGAATAATACCAATTCGCATTCATCTATATAAAATTGAAGCGAATTGGTCTTGCTAGACTAAGTTGCTTCCAGTTTATAATTCTATCAAATGAAAGCAACGGTATAATACCTTACCATGAAAGAGGGATCGAAATGAAACCGCGGGATCCTTGGCCGAAGCAAAAACGGCAGGCTAATTTTAAGGTGATTGAGCAAGATTTGTATACTTATAAATTGATGAAAAAGCAGATTCAAGAGATTATTGAAGAGATTGACGATATGGCGGCGCCGTCAACCACCGGCAATTATAATTTTTATACATCCACCGCCAAAAAATCAAAAAGCGTGGAGGGATCGGAAGAATGTAGTCCCAACTATAGCCCGGATTACATCCATGGGCGCAAACAATTCCATTTTTCAGATCCAACCGCCAAAAAGGCGGAGCAGATCATGGATTATAAACGGAATATTCTGAGTGGACTGGAGTTGCGCGAGATGATCCGGCATGTGGAAGCCATTGAATACGTGCTGGAAAGGTTGGCCGGTTCCGCTCAGCCCGAGGCCAAGATTCGACTGGCATTAATTGAAGAGAAGTATTTTAAATGCGAGCTTACGGACGAAGGGATCGTCCAGAAACTTAATATTTCACTCAGAACCTTCTACTATTGGAAGAAGGGGATCGTGACGGAGATCGGCGCTCGGCTGGGGTTTATCGTCTAAAACCGTTATTGGTTATTCGTTCTTGGTTATTCGTAAAAAATAGTAGTAAAGCGAAGGGGCTTTTTTCTTAGTAGTTTGTGATTGAACAAAGTGAAAGGAATGAAGATTAAAATGAGAATACTTTTTAATTGCCTGGGGATCGTCTTTTTAACGTTTTTAGCGTTCTTTCTGGTGAAAAATTGCTGGTGGCAAACACTCATCTGCTTTTTCGTGGCGGCGTATTTTTTTGCGATGGCCACCCGACAGTCGGTGAATTGATGGTGTTAACGGGACCCCATCGGTGAATGCGGATCTTAACGGATGGCTTGGTGTAATTAAGTTTTTTCCGGTGCAAAAAAGTTGCAGTTTTCGGGATGGATTATGAGTTAAAATTGTATTGTGGAAAGTTGTCCGAGAGTGAAAGAACTTTTAGTACGGTTTAAAACAGCGGGATTCACAGACCGGCAAGAAAGCCGGGAATAGGAGGTCTAGTCGTATAGACTTCCTTTTTGTTTCACTTGAAATTGACAAACGAATCCGGTGACACCATCAGTTTTTAATTGGCGAAGGCGAATTGATGGTATTCTCCGGCAATTATCCACCTCCTTTTCTTAACGTCCCGGAGCTGAAGATTTCCTCCGGGACAAAAAGTTTAAATTGGAACTCATGGAACGGGCGATATTGTCTTGTTAAGCAGATTGAGTCATTTGATTTCAATTAAACCAGGAGAAGAATCTTGAAAATATACTTATTAATGTTGATTGGAGTTAAATAAATACGTATTGGAAGAAGGTGAAACATTGCTGGCGGCAAATGCTCATCTGCTTTTTCGTGGCGGCGTATTTTTTTGCGATGGTCACCCGACAGACGTTGAATTAATGGTGTTACCGGGACCCCACCGGTGAATGCGGATTTTTTTCATGGGTTTTGGGGAATAAAAAAGCTATTGTTTCCGGTGCAAAAAAGTTGCAGTTTTCAGGATGGATTATGAGTTAAAATTGTATTATGGAAAGTTGTCCGAAACATTAGAAAGAGTATTTAACCTGAATTCGGCAAGTTACTTTAAAATTCAATAAAACAAAGGTTTGCCGAATCGAGGTTTAATATTGTTTACAACAGTAAGATTCAAACCGGCAAGAAAGTTGGGAATAGGAGGTCTATTCGTATAGACTTCCTTTTTTGTTTCGCTTCGAGATGTACAAACGAATCCGATGACATCATCAGTTTTTAATTGAGAATAAATATTCAAAGTGAGGTGACAAAGTACGTGGAGATTGAAACTGCAATTTATAATTATTTGAGTACTTATTCCGGGTTGGTTCCACTGATCGGAAACCGTGTTTATCCGTTGATACGACCGGAGAATGATCCATCACCGGCGATCACTTATCAATTGATTTACGGTTTTGATGATCATAGTCTGGGGGACGATCCGGGCACAACCATGTCCCGTTTTCAATTTATTTGTTGGGGCACGACTTACAGCTCAATCGTCGATGTTGCCAAACAAGTAAAAGAGGCTTTCCGGGATTATTCGGGAGTTATGGGCGGTACCGGCGGGATCACTGTGCAATCGGTATTACAAGTGAGTACGGTCGATGGTTACCAAGCGGATACCGGGACTTACTTTCGTAAACTGGATTTTATCTTTAATTATTAAAAGCGGCTTACCCATTTAATACCGGGTTTTATACCGCTTTTAATCAATCTAATATAAAAACTGGAGGAATTTAAAATGGCGATTTCGGGTAAAAATGCAGGTTTGTATGTAGGAGCTGTCCCCACGAAAGTGGCGGAAGTTTCGGATGTTTCATTGAATGCCGGTTCCAAAAACATTGATGTCACCAATTTCGATTCTAATGAATGGACCGAAAACATCATGGGTACAAAAAATTGGAAAATTTCAGCAACTTGCAACTTTAAAGTAGATGATACCAACGGTCAAAGGGCAATCATGGATGCGATCCTCAATGCCGGTGGCTCTGCTATAGCAGCCAAGCTCCAATTATCATCCACTGCAAATCCATCCTTTTCCGGGAATGTGGTAGTTACCAGTTTTGATGTTGGCGTTCCCGTAGCCGATAAAGTGACCGTTAAGTTTGAGTTAACCGGTACCGGCGCGCTTGCCTATACCGCCAGCTAATCAATGAAACTTTCCAAATGGGCCGGTCATCCACCGGCCCTATCGTTTTTATTCGAGTTAACAATCATGCCTGCACGGTACAAACAGAAATGAAAATGATCATAAACCAATGATCACGAAACGCACGAAAAAATCCGAAAAACACGAAAAGGAATTGGTTTATAAGAATTTATTTCGTGTATTTCGTAATTTGGAACCATTTCTTAAGATTTTTATGCGCAGTTAATTTTATCACATTAACATTGATTTATAAATGAATCCAATTTCGGAGGTGCAAGCAAATGAGCATGTCAGGAAAAGTTGGAGCAGTTTTTGTTCAGACTGCGGACCCGGTGGTGAGTTTTACCGATGAAGCAACCACTGGCAGTGAGGATTATAAACGGTATTCGATTAACAGTGCCGCGAAAAGATACTGGGATAAAAATACGGCAGTAATAGTGAAAAAGAATAACATTGTTCAAACCTCGGGTTTTACGGTAGAAACCGTGGGCGGAGTCATCGTTTTTGCTTCGGCCTTGGCTCCCGATGATGCGGTAACGGTGAGCGGCAAGTATGTGACTGTATTACAACCAGCCGGATTTTTTAACTGGTCGGTTCAAACATCGGTGAAGACTTTGGAAACCACCTGTTTCGAATCCAATGAATGGGATGAATTCGTGATTGGTGATAAGAGTTGGAAAGGCAGCGCCGAGAAGTTTTGGGTAACGGATAGTGAATTTATAAGCAAAATCGGCACTGAGGTCATTTTAGCGCTATACACCGATTTCGGGACCGCGAAAACCCGATTTGAGGGTTATGGAATTGTGGAAGCCAGTGATGTAACTATTCCGGTCAACGAATTAGTGAAGGAAAAGATCGGTTTTACCGGCGTCGGACCGTTATATTTTAGGGAGGGTTAATAGATGTTGAATGCAATTGAGTTTAATTACTTTGACCGGCCAAGACGATTAAAATTTGATATCAACGCCATCGCCGATATTGAACGGGAAACCAAGACTGGGATTATGAACTTGTTACAGTATGAACGTTTAGGGTTTGATTCAATCCGGGTTTTACTATGGGGCGGTTTAAAACATGAAGATCGCAACCTGACCATTGAAAAGGTGGGTAATTTAATCCAAAATTATACAGTTGCTCAAAAATGTAATTTGTTTGAAGCATTCACGATTTTTTCGGAAAAGATCCTGGAAGGATTGAAAGAAAGCGGTTTGATTGATGCAACTGAGGGAAACCCTCCGGCGGAGGAGACACAAGCATAAAAGTCTACCTCCGCTTTTCAGATTATATTCGGGAGTTCGAACCCGTAGCATACGGAGTTTTATATTTAACTCCGGAACAGTTGGGCCGGATGACCCCCGGCGAGTTTCATGCCAAATTAAAGGGATTCAATGAATATCAAAGTAAATTACATGAACGCGAGGAAGAACTTATGCTTTGGCAAGCATGGATTGGCGGTTATGTTGCTGCCTCCGGATTCGGCGGCCAACTGCCGGATCTGGAACAGATGTTGATTGAACACCGGAAGGCCAGAACCCGGGTCCAAATAACCGAATCGAGCCCGGATGAGGATCAAAAACTGATTCAATTGGCCAAAGAAAAAGGATTAACTATACCCGAATAAGGGGTGAAAGCCATGGATAGTATTAACAGTATTCCGATTAAACTTAAGATAGACGATAAACAGTTTCACAATGGTTTGCATAAAATCGAGGAATCCCTCAAAAAGTTGGGGAAAATCCGGCTGACCTTGGATGATAAACAGTTTTCCAAAGAAGTTCATACATTGGGGAAATTTTTTGGGCAGTTGAATCATTCCATCGATAAAATCGAGACAAACATCAAAGGGGTTTCGAAAGCTTTCACCCCAATAAATAAATCGATGGATACCATGAAACAATCCTCCACTGCGGTTGGCAAACAGTTTGATACGATGATTACCAAAATGAATAAGGCGAAAGCCGGTTTTGACAAGATGAAGGATAATATCGATAAGAATGTCAAGAATACAGATAAAAGCAAGGATAAAGCGGACGATAAATCGGGAAATGATAAAAAGTTTTCTTTAGAAAAAATTGTAAAAAATTTTGAATTAATAGAGAAATTCGGAAAGATATTGCTTGATCTTGCTACGAAAACCAAAACCTTTGACATCCTTTTACAAATGATTAATCCGGTATTAACAGCCCTGACGAAAGTAATCGATCAACTTTTGCAACCATTATTACCACTGGTACAAGTTATTGCCGACACTTTGCTTCCGGTAATCTCGTTTCTGGGAACTTTGTTAGGCACTGCATTAACGCCTGTAATCAAAGGATTATTTATCGTAATTCAATGGATAGGTATGGGATTAATATTGTTGGCGAAAGGAATTGGTATTGTCTGGAATGCGATAATATCATTTGTATCGGGAATATTTCGGAGTTTAGCAAACTTTGAGATACTTGGGATGAAACCCTTCAAAAGTTTAGAAAATGTCTCGAAGAGTATGGATAAGATGAAGCTCAATCTGTCGGTACTCGATAAAATGCCTAAAAGTTTAACATCTTCCTATAGTGAAGTGAATTCATATGTACAAAAGACATATAAACCCAAAAAACCTTCGGAAACTGATGAAACCGAAACTCCAGATAATACTGTTTCCTCAGTATTTGCGGGACTTGAAGGTGTATTTAATCAAATTGCCGTTAAACAAAACGTTTACAATATGTCCGAGGTGGAGGTCCTCCAAGCCAAATACGAGGCCTTAATGCAGGCCGTCGAAGAGGCTACCGGTGCCCAAGATGCCAATACGGAAGCGGGATTAAAACTTATCAAGGATAAATATGCAGAGGCTCAGTCTTGTCTGAAGGCCATCGAAGAAATCAATGCCATGGCCAATAGCACAAATGAGGCTAGTGAGGAAATCAGCAAAGCATTCACATTTAAGGACTTTTTAAACGGACTGGATCAAGTCGCCCAAAATGTGGGAGAGGCTATGCTAGAGCAAGCCCCCATGCTTAAACAAATTGCGGACATTGCCAAAGAAGCATTTAGCGGCATCCAAGAGGGATTTCGTAAAGGTGGAGTTAAAGGGGCTCTGCAAGGCGGGTTGGAAGGGGCATTACAAGGCGGAATCATTGGTTTTCTGTCCGAGTTGATTATCAAATCCAAGACCTTTGCCCAAATTATGGCCATTATTAATCCGTTATTACAGGCAATGGCGGATATGGTGGGAATGATTCTCGAGCCATTATTACCCCTGATTCAATTAATCTCTACCGTGTTAACCCCGGTATTTCAAGTCATTGGTACAATTTTGGGGAGTGTGCTTGCTCCTATACTGCAAGCTTTGTTCCCCGTATTCAAGCTGCTTGGTCTGATTGTAACTGGGGTGGCAATTGTCTTCGCCAAAGCCTGGAACGCGGTTGCCAGTGCAATCAACTGGGCGTTGGGCTGGCTTGGCGTACATGTCAACTTAATCAATGAAGGCGGACTTCAAGAAGCCTGGGATCAATTAATCAACATGACCTGGGAAGGTGCCATGGCTCAAGCCCAAAATGCCCAGGCGACCAATGAGGCCACCGAAGCATTACGCAACGTTCCGGAAGGATTTAAAATCGCTCTGGCCCGTTTTTCGGCCGCACAGGGAATACCGGCATTTGCTGGTGGCGGTTTTGTCCCATACACACCGGGTGGTAGAATTGTTAGAGTCGCTGAAAACCCACCCGGGGAATGGATCATGAACTCATCGCAAATCGGAGGCGCTGGAATTACAGTTAACTTTAATGCTCCCGTATACGGAGTGGATGATTTTAAACGGGTGGTACTTAATACCGTATATGAAGCAAAACGCTCCACGGGAATGGCTTCTTATGGGGTAGCTGGGTTTTAAGCAGGATATATATTTTTGGAAATAGGACTTTTTATATAGGCAGGTGTGCAAGGATGGCAACAGCTTATTTAAATCAGACCATCGAAATCCCCAATATAGTTTTCCAAAAGATTACCCGGGAGATTTTAGGGAAGAAAACCCCTACTGCTGGAGGTAAGCTCCGGATGGATATCGGAAACAACACCATTCCAGTGAAACGAACCTGGGTATTGGAGTGCCGGGCTGTTTCCGCGGAGAAGTATAATGAAATTGTCGGATATTTGAATGGCATTTTCTGGTGCGAAACCGATTTTTATCTGGATGAATTCGGAGGAACACCGGCAACAAAAAGCATTAAAGCATTTATTGAAATGAATGATGATTCGCGGGCGCCTTTTCAAGGTGAAAGCGGTTGGGACAGCCAGGGCCGCAATCTGCAATTGACCGTTATCGAGCAGTGAGATAGTCTCCAGCCATCATCCGTAATTGGTGGCGGGTGACTTTAGAATTGAGGTGTAACTATGTTTCCAAGTTGCAGAAGTATTTCCAGCGATTTTCAAATTGGGCGAACCGACGGAATGACCTGGGTTCAATTAGAGGAATATGTTTCGAGTTTGACCATTGAATTGGGCAGTATTGAAGGAGTGGGTACGGGTTCCAGCGGGACCGACGGAGTCGCCCGGCAGCTTACGTTTTCATTAAAAAACTTCAACGATTGGAATTTTGCACCGCAGGATAGGGAATCCCGATGGAACTCGATTAACGGTTCTTATGTACCTCTGGTCTGGCCTGGCCGTGAGGTTTATGTGCGTAATGCAGTGACCAACCTCGGTGTAGCGCCGTTGGAGAATGATTGGGTTACCATGTTTCATGGTATTTTAGGCGATAGTATAAAACCAGAACCGGAAAACGGCCAGATAACTTGCCAATGCCGTGATTTATCAAAATTGCTACAAGATAACTATATCAAGACTACCCGGACCTACGGCAGTGAATCCGGAGTTCCGGCTGAGACCGTAATTCAGCAAATTTTGAATGATAATTTGGGAACTGGAATCGTTATCTTGCATTGCCCAGTACCTACCGCTTTCATGGTTACGCCTTATCAAGTGGAATATCAATCAGTATGGGACGCAATTCAACAAGTAGCGGTACAGTTTGGCTGGTGGCTGGGCTATCGATGGAATACTACGACCCGGGAATTTCGATTAACGCTACTAGAGCCCCCCCGGAATAAAACCATAGCGGACTATGAGTTTAATTACATGGATGATATCTATGTGGAAGAACTGGAGATCAGTGATAAAGACATTCGTAACGACATTACCGTCGTATATACCAATAAGGAAACGGGCAAACGGGAAAATGTCAATGTTTATGATCAGGCTTCCATCAATGAATACGGACGCAGGGCCATGACCATTGAGGAAAAGGATGCTTCCCTGATTGATACACAGAATGAAGCCTTAGCAATGGCCAATGCGGCGCTTCATGATTTAAAAGATATCATCGGTACCGTGCGGATCGTAATTCCCTATTACCCCCAAATGGATATCTTTTCGACCTTGACGCTTGATAATCCAAAAGTTTCGTCGACAGTCGATTTTTATGCGGTGCAATCCATCAGGCACAACCTGGATTGGAAAAACAATGATTTTACTACTGAAATCATTGCCAGCGGTAAGGTAGTGGGCGCCCATACCCGCTGGATGCAGATGGAAACCCGGCCCGGATCACCCGGCCGGGTTTTACCATTACCTTCATCTTCGGCGGAGGTTCCGAATGTATCGGATATTGTGTTGGATGAAGACACTTATCGTTTAAAAGACGGAACCATCCTCTCCGATGTTATTGTGAATTTCAGTGAACCGGACTATAAATATATCCGGTATTTTAATGTTTATTATGATATTGCCGATTCGGGAACCTGGAGACTGGCTGGAATTGCTTATCAAAGCGGATATAAGATTAAAGCATTACCTAACCTGACTACAATCAAAGTTAAAATCACTACATTATCACTCTATAATCAGGAATCGCTAGGCGCTGTATCCAGCGTCTATAATATTATCGGTAAAGATTCGTCACCGGCCAACGTATCTAAATTTAACATTATCCAAAACGGGACCACTTTAAAAGCAATCATTACCCCAAACAACGAGCCGGATATCCGAAATTACGAATTACGGCGTGGAGCAAGCTGGGGAGCCAGTGCTCTGGTGAAAACATTCACAGAAAATACGACGACTTTTACAGCCACTGAAGAAGGAACTCAGACTTATTGGGTTAAAGCAGTGGATAACTCCGGGAATTATTCGGCGGATGCGGCCAAAGTGATCATTAGTGTTTTAGGATTGCCGGCTCAAAATATCATTCTGTCCCGGAATGAAAATTTAACGGAGTGGTCGTCAACCCATATGTATTACGACTACTGGGGTCGCTGGCAAATTTCTTCGCCTGCGACCATCGGATCCATGGCCAATTTTGCGGATATATTCGGGTGTACTATTATATACAATGATGCTCAGATAATACTACCTGTAATCGATACCGGACCCAATGTCTTCGCCGAAGGGTATTATTATATTGATCCATGGGGTGATATTCAGCTTCTCTCCACCAAAACCATTAATGATTATTTCCATTTCTTTGATATGTTCGACGATCCGGTGGTTTTGGTAACTCCCCAGTATAAAGTAGAGACCTTCCTGGGGGTTAATGTAACCTATAACCAGAATGAAAACAATTATGTTAATGTCGAATATGCAACCAGTATTGATAATCTAAATTGGTCGGACTGGGCACCGATTATTAATAATCAATTCTTCGGCCGGTATGTGAAACCACGTTTATTACCGGTTTCATTGAATAATCAAACGAATGTCGTTATCACGGCAGCCCTGACAAAGGTTGATGTACCGGATTTGGAAGAGTTTATTGAGAATGTGGCCGTTCCAGCCGCAAAAACTCATTTTACTTTTGCACAAAAATTTTATGATAAACCGAAATCGATTGCCTGTTGGGTTACCGACAATACCGGCAAAATGGCAACTTGGCGGGTCGATCCGGATACAATCTCTAATAGTGGGTTTGATTTGGAGATTTTAGATGGCAGCGGAAATTCTATCGCTGGAAAATTAATTAGAGCAAACATAAGGGGGTATTAGTAATGCCAAGATATGACGATTGGGATAACCAGACATCCGCCGAAGCGAAGTCGAAATTAAACGGAGCGTTTTCAGGTGATACCGGGGTGGGGCATGATCATAGTGGAGTGGGGCAGGGGGCGCCTATTTTAAATGCTGCAAATGTCACCACTAATATTAACGGTCAAGCCTTAACAGATATATTTGAATCCAATGGAGTGACGGCTAAAAACGCGACAATTGCTGGGAGTTGTACTGGAAATGCAGCGACGGCTACAACGATGGACGGAGTAAGAATTAGGGCTTATGTATCTGCTGATTATGCTCATCTAGCAGGGCAAATTGTTCATTTTAATGCAGAAACATTTGATCCCAAAAATAAATTTGATAAAAGCAATTATATATGCACTCCAGGAGTTGGAACGTATTTAGTAATAGCAAAAATTGAAAGCAGTGGGCAATCAACTTTAAATATCAAAAAAAATTCCACAGTCGTTTCTTTGGGAATTGACGGACACGACCAAACGACTTCTTTAATTTATGATTTAATTAATCTTGATAATCCAACAGATACCATTAGCATTGCTACTGGCAACGGAATTCTCGGGCCGACAATTTACGGAGGCACAACAAAAAGCTATTTAGAAATAATTCAAATAGCTTAAAATTTTACTCGTCTTGAATATATTTCCTTGATAACAATAGATTGATTAAGATCTAATAGGTTGGTATAAAGAGGATGCAAACACCATTGATTAACATCTATGAAATATTATCCTAAATGCTAAAACCAATAAAATATTATAAAGTTTCGATGTTGAGATAAATCAATTCTCCTATTGTACTCAAATTATTTGTTCCAGTGGTTGTTTCGGACGTCTAAATTGAAACTATAAATTAATTGATAATCGCCATTTTAATAATTACATAATTAAGAACCATGATTAAACAAGACAATTAGGAGGGATTGTTATGAACCAATTCACAACCAATCTAGGCCCGCAGCAAGGTTGTGACGAACTAAACGGGCGGTTTGCCGATTTATATTCGGGGTGGGTTCAGGCGGATGAAACGTGGACTTATGCCGACGCAAACTTATTAACGATTTCCGGGGATAAAACTGCCAAATATCAAAAAGGCGATAAGATTAAGTTTTCTCAATCCCAGGCCTATACCAACGATCCGTTCTCCGGTTCCAATATTGAGCTAAATATGACCGATACTTCAGGATTTAAGATTGGCAATATCGTCACAATCAGTTCATCAGCGGGTTTGGAGCAGACAACAGTTACGTCAATCAACGCCGGAGTTTCGATTACAGCCGCGAACTTAACGATGGATCATACTACGAACGCTCCATTGGTTACTTGTGTAAAGTATGCTTATATAACGGGGGTCAGCTACTCAGGCTCGAATACAACTTTGACCATCAATGTGGGATCCGATTATTCGCTGGCGAATGTGAAAATCACTGATAATTATTATTCCAAATCCGAAAATCCGCAGGGGTTTCCGAATTTATTTAATTATAACCCTACTTATACCGCAAGTGGCTCCATGACCTATACAGCGGTCACAACCAGTACGGCCGCGTTTAAAATTCAAGGGAGAACCTGCCGGGTATTTTTAAATTTTAGCGGAACAACCGGTGGTACAGCGGGTACTGATATTACAGCTTCGCTGCCAGTAGCATTAAGTGGAAGCGCTATCGGATTTGGATGTTCAGTTACTGATACTGCTGTAATGGCCGGCTACGGGTATATTAACGGTAGTAATTTTATTTTTAGGCGTTACGACTCCGCGAACTGGGGGCTTGGTTCGGGAAGAATAGCCAGGGCCGTGATAGAGTATCCAATTTAATACTTATTTGGTCCATGTCACAGAAAGTGGCGCAAAATGTGACATCAAAAAATGTGCATGGAATTACGTGGATATAACAGTGTCATTACCGGTTGCAATAATTTTGCAGTTTTCACGGGTTATTTCAGTTTAAAATTGTATTATCGAAAAATGTCTCTTTCACATTGACAAGCAAGATGCATTTTTTGATCCAGGTCGCTTAATCCCCACATTGGGAATCAAGCGGCCTATTATTTTAACATTCGCGGTATGTAAAGCCCTAATTAACAGCGAATCACACCGCTTTTAGTATTAATCCATCCATGCCTTTGCAAGGCCCAACCAGGAATGAAGACCATTGAGAGACAGGATTAACGGGATTTACAGGATGATTCAACACAAAAAGTCTTGTTAGATGATTATATTTAATCCGCTTTTATCCTGTTAATCCTGTCAAAATTGGTTCTAAACATACAGGCATATGTGGTTTCAAGGTTCAAAGTGATCCTATTTTCGTATTGATTTGAATGCAAATTTGGACAAGGAGATGATTCGACGCATGCTTGATCTGGAAACATTGGCCCAAAATTTCCTGGAACCGTTGCAAACTTATTGCGGAATCGCGCAACTTATCAGGGCGGGTGAGGTTATCTCCCCGGAAGAGCTGCAAAACCCTCGCATCGCGATGGAGGGGGGATCCAGGATACTGCTTTTCAGTTTGTAAAGAAACGATATGAAACCCTGATGCCGGATGTGGAGCTAGTCATTGGGGAAGATGACTGTGAGCCGTTTAATCGCGCCCGGGCCAGAAACAAGGCGGCGGTCAAAGCAACCCGTGATTTATTTATCTTGGTGGATGCTGATATTTTTTACGGTACTAAGTTAATTGATAATATCAAGGCAAGTGCAAACTTTCATCCTTGGCTTATCCCATACAGCCGGGGTTATAAATTGAACCCGGTATTTACCCGTTTCGTCACAAGTACTGGGGAATTACAAATTCCCAAAACTTTGCGAATCGGCGATATCCTGGAAAATTGCACCGTTTTGGGAGGATTCATGAATGTAATGTCCCGCCAGGCTTTCGAAGCCGTGGGTGGCATGGATGAACGGTTTATGGGGTGGGGTCCGGAGGATTTAACGTTTGCCATGGCCTTGGACACGGTAGTGGGGAAACATTTCCGGATGAATGAAACCATTTTTCATTTGTGGCATCCGCCCGCTGAACGTTATCACCAATACACTCCGTATAATGAAGAACTGAAAAATAGATATTGCCAAGCCTATGGAAATGTAGAGGCCATGAAGCAATTGATAGACGAAAGACGCTGACAAACAGCTTGCGCGCTTTGTATAAATAGGAAGAAGCATAAAAACAAGGAGGCCACCATGTTAAAAACAATTGTAACAATTATCTTATTGGTATTCATTGCCATGGTTTTATTCTGGCCATGGCTTAAAAAGTATGTATGGTTAAAAATCTGCCGGCAGCTCGTTAACTATCTGATGGGTGGCAAAAAACAATGAAACCTATTCAGTTAACCAGTCTTATTGCCGCAATGGAGCGGAGAAAATACCAGGTGTTCGACTCTTGGGACAAACCATACAATCTAAACCTTGTCGGTATCCGGTCAAGCGATCCAACGCCCAATACTTTTAATGACCAGTTATGGGTATTTTGGAGAAATAAAGCCCGTTGGGATATGAATATCTATTGCATCACCACCGATCCCGGTTTGTATTGGCTTCAAAATCCGATCAATCCAAATGGAACCGGGATTTTAAAGCCCCGGCAATATCCGGGATTGTGGGTAATCGGGATTCATAAGACCTATGAAGCGCTTGTTCAGAAAATGCCATGTACCTTGATCCGGGATTACAACCGGGATAACAAGCTTGATTACTTTTCCGGCCGGGAGGAAACCGGGCTTTTTGGCGTTAATTTACACCACGCCGGGGAAAATTCGGAGACTGTGGATAAATTCTCAGCAGGTTGCCAGGTTTTTAAACGGATCGTCGATTTTAACGAGTTTATGGATCTGGCGCGGAAAGCCCGGGGCATTTGGGGAAACTCATTTACCTATACGCTGATGGCTGAGGATGAGATATGATAAACAAGAAATCGGAGGCGACCCGCGATTAAAAAGATATTTAATGTAGTTTTACATCTAATTGTTTTGGCCGCCGGAATTACCGGCGGTGTTTTTATAGCGCGGCTTTTTCCTGGTTTGGTTCCAAAAGTCAAACCCAAAGTTATCACCGTAACCGAACCGGCTAAAATGATATACATATCCGTTCCCAGTCCAGTACCGGTTCCCATTGAAAAGATAATTTACCGGGAAGGCAAAATATCGTTTACTCAAGATGTACCGTTTGACAATACGATTTCCACCACTTCGGTGGATATCCAATTCTCGGGGACCCATCACGTGACCATGGAGAACAATTTATTATCCATTATCGATGAAATTAACGGAGAAGCAAAGGTGACCATGCGGATATCCGAAAAACCGTTATCCTTCAATGAGATGGGCCCGTTTTTCAGTACGGCGTCTGGAAGCGGAATATACTACCGCCGGTATTTCGACCAAGTACTTATATTTTGTCCCTGGGCTGAAATCCGGACGCCGTTTACGGATGTAAAAAACACTGAAATAACGATCGGATTCCCGGTAAAATTTTAA